TTAAATAAAAAAATGGATCAACAATCTTACGAAGCAGGCACATTAAATTTCAATTTACCTCATGACGTGGTGTCATTACCAACAGGTGGTATTTTTTATAAAAACAAAAAAAAATCTGTTAAAGTTGGTTATCTAACAGCAAAAGATGAAAATATTTTAACAAATATTAATAGCAGAGATTCAAATGAATCTATATTACAATCTTTAATTAAAAATAAATTATATGAACATGATTTAAAGTGTGAAGATCTATTAGATACGGATATAGAAGCAATATTAATTTTTTTAAGAAATACTTCTTTTGGTCCAGAATATAATTTCAATTTAAATGACCCAAAAACAGGTAAACCATTCAATACTACAATTATATTAGACGAATTAAATATAAAAAAAGGAAAAGTTTTACCTGATGAAAATGGTTTGTTTACAACTAAATTACCTAAATCTGGATTTTCAGTAAAATTAAAACCATTAACATTTGGTGAAACGGTTGAACTTAATAATCAATTAAATAGTTATCCTACAGGTTTAAATGCCCCTTTTATAACTTGGAAATTATCTAAACAAATCAAAGAAATTAATGGTAATACCGATTTAGGACATATTGCAACTACAATAGATACATTACCAATAATGGACTCTAAATACATTAAAAATTTTTTAAAAGAAAACGTTCCATCTTTGGATTTAAAAAAAGAAGTTGTTTCCCCATCAGGAGAAAAGGTAATTGTTGATATTACCTTCGGGGTAGAATTTTTTCGGCCTTTCTTTTAATTACAAACAATATCTAATAGAAGAATACTATATTTTATCAAAATTTATCAGAACTTCATATTCTGATTTTATGATAATGCCAACATATATTAGAAAGTATCTTATTAATAGAATTATAGAAGACAACACACCTAAAGAAAAATCAGGTTAATATATTTATATATATAAAAATTTTTATTTATGTCTGATGAACTTAAAGCAAAGGTTGATGAACAAATTAATACCTTAGCTAGTTTAAATTTTTTAACCCAAGCTTTTGAAGCTTTAAAATCTAACGTAGATATAATAACACCAATACTACGAGCTGACAACGCCACAAAAGATTTGGCTAAAAGTATTGGTGTTTCATCTGAAAGATTTGATGATATAAAAAAATCTATAATATTAACAAGAGGTGAAATAATAGGAATGGCTGGCGGATTGGAGGATGCGGCAAAAATTCAATTAGATTTCATGGATTCTATGCAAACAAACACCACTTTAAATGAAGAGTACGCTAAAAAAATGTTTGCTATTACAAAAGTATTGGGTGTTTCAACAAAAGAAGTATCTCAAAATTTTGCAAATGCTGGTTTTAATATGAAAGGCGCAACTGATGCAATGCAAATTACATTAGATGTTTCAAGAAAAATAGGTGTGAACGCACAAAGAGTTAGTGAACAGGTTGTTGATAATATTGGAAAAATGAATCAATTTACTTTTCAAGGTGGTGTTGATGGTTTAGCTAAAATGGCGGCTCAAGCTGTTAATTTAAGATTTAATATGAATCAAACATTAACTTTAGCTGATAAACTTTTTGATCCCGAAAATGCGATAGAAATGGCCGCGTCAATGCAACGTTTAGGAGTGGCTCAATCAGATCTTTTAGACCCATTACGTCTAATGGATTTGGCACAAAACGATCCGGCTGAATTACAAAATCAATTAATTAAAATGTCTGAACAATTTGTTCAATTAAATGCTAAAGGTCAATTTGAAATCATGCCAGGTGCTCGTAGACAATTAATGGAAATTTCAAAGGCTCTGGGTATGAATTATGACGAAATAACAAAAATGGCTATAGCTAGTTCAGATTTAGACAAAAAAATGAGAGAAATTAGTTTCCCTAAAGACGCAATTTCTGAAGAAGATAAAAATTTAATTGCCAATATGGCAACATTAAATAAAGACGGTAGTGGTTATGAAGTAACTTTTAGGACAAAAACCGCTGAGGGTGGTTATGAAACTGTAACAAAATCCACTGCAGAATTAACGGAAGATGATATTAAATTATTGGGTGATGCAAGTCAACCTAAAAATTTAGAAGATATTGCAAAAGAACAATTAACAGTTAGTGAAAAACAATTGTCGGCTCTTTTAGAAATACAGCATAGAGCAGGTTATGCTTTAGCCCCAACTGAAATTGGTAGAACTGCGGTTAAAACTATGGAAATACCTCCGGAAACTATTGGAAAAATGACTAAAGACGTGTTTCCATTTGATGAGTTAATTAATGATCTTAATACTGGTAGTGGTAAATTATTTGAGACTTTGGGAAAAACATTCGATGTAATGATTGGTGAGGGGGGATCGTTTGAAGGGTTAATAGTTTCTCTTAATGAAATGGGTACTTCTCTTGAAGAGAATATTGGAGACAAGGGAAAGAAAGCGTTTGATTCATTAACAGAATCATTTAAAAAATTTACTGAAGAAAATAAAACATTTGGTGAAGCGTTTAAAAAAATTTCTGATGCCATTAAAAATCTTGAGGGTGGTGAATCACCAGATAATAATAATCCTTCCGGTGAAACAAAAGAAATACCTGTAAAAGATGTTTTGATTCAAACATTACCTGAAGATTCTATTAGAGAGGTTGGTGGAAATGTAACTGTTGCCGGAACTAATTTAGATGGAAATATGAACCAACCTGATTTAAATTCTTTTAAATCTTTATTTGAAGGGTATAGTAAAAACATGACAGATAATTCTCCAAAAGAAATTAAAATGTCATTAGCGGTTGATTTTAATATAAATTCTACTAATCCAAATATTGATACAAACACTTTAAAATTAGCACTAAATGATAGTGCTGTTATGAGAGAAATTCTTTTAGGAGTTGAAAAAATGGGATCTAATTTGGTTTCGGGACACGATTCAAAATCTTCACCTCATAATTATTCTCCTAATTACGGTTCGTATTCCTAACTCACAGAATATACTCCCACCTTATATTTCCACAATCATATATTCTATAGATTCCTCTGTCAAACATTATTTCTTTTTCTGTTTTATTTTTATCATACCCTTGTTTGATTAAGATTCCCTTTCGATAATTAAATCTGTAGTATCTCTTATCGTTTATCACATACCAATAATTAGGTTTTGATTGTGATATTTTTTTAAACCCTAATTTATTATATAAATTACCTCCGAATAATCTAATATCGGAATAAGATACTACTTTGAGTGGTTTAAAATTTTTAATAAAAAAATTAAATAATTTAGACGCTCCCCCAACTACAGAGTAGTTTATTTTATTTGTAAATCTAGTTAACTCCCATTCATTATTATCACCTCCCATAATAACTCTACCCTTAGAAAAAGTCATTAAAGACACCAATTCATTATTATAATATAATCCCAACTTTACTTTGGTATAAACATTTCCTTGAATATGATTATCGTCTAAAAATTTTTTGGATGTTTGAGTATCAACGGTTTTTATTACACATTTCCTCGCATACAAAACATTTTCAGATTTATTAATTCTATTTTTTATTATTGATTTAACAATATCTTTTTTATATAACCATTCATCCTCAAATATTTGAAGTAAATCAATATTATTTTCTTTACAAATATCATGTTTATTTAAATGGTAGTTGTTGTCTTTAAATAATTCATTATGCCAATATACACCATTAAATTCTAATCCAATATTATATTCGGGTAAATAAACATCTACTTCGTATTTACTGTTCATTTGTCGATATGATTGTACAGTTTGTACATCTAAAGAGTTTAAGAACTCCACCATTTCTTTTTCATACCCACTTTGTGAACTTTGACCTATTGGATTACACAAAACACAAGTCTCATAATCTCTTTTATATCTTTCATATAATAATTGTTTGGTTATCTCATAATCACTATTACATTTAGGACAATGTATTTTTAATACAGTCTTATCCGCAGATTTTATATTAACGTTTGGGTATTTATCTTGAATATTTTTTAATATTTGTTTTTTATACCAGTTAGTTTTGGAGATATTATCTGACCCATATAAACTAAAAATTGTTTTTTTTAACTTTTCTTGATTGTTATAGTTTTCAGACCCATATTTTTCTTTTCTTGTTATTTTTGATTTTTCAAAATTATTATAGTTCTCATCGCCGTATCTTTCTTTTTTAGTATTTTTTTGTTTTTTAATGAAGTCGATGTGTTGAGGATAGAAATCAATACTATATTTTTTATTGAAAGTTTTTTTCTGACGATCAATCATTTCATTTTTGTTTTTGTTAAAACAGTCTAATGAACAAAAATCACCATAAGGTTTATCCAACCTATTTCTAAATTTAATACTATTTTGGCAAGTTAAACATCTAGGTCTTTCTTTAGTTTTATTAAAAAAAAACCATATTTTTTCTTTGAAATTTGTTTCAAATTCAATATCACCACAATAATTAATTATTGAATTATAAACATCAGGATGGTTTTTTAATAACCATTTTTCATTTGTTTTGTACCCCGACTTATTTTGATCTCTAAAAAAATAAAAATCCATATACATAAATATATGGATTTATATTTTGGTTGTAAAGGATATGTAAAAAAAATTAATAAACTAATATACAACGATCCATTCTAAGTGTACTAGAAATAGTTGCTAACGCGTCGGAATTATAAGCTAAACTGTCAAAATTGACATCAGATAGGAATGTTCCTTCTAAAATCCATTTTTCAACAACAACACCTGTTGGATCTAACATCTCCATATCCACATTTTTCTTATATCCCGCAGCATAACCCATACGACCTGTTACAGATTCGGCACATAGACGAACCCATTCCATAAGAGCTTGTGACGCTGAAGGTCCTATAGGGTCTCTAAATTTAACATTAATTGTAGACCAAGTAAATCTACCAGCAACATAAGTAGATGTGTTAAGGAATTGAATTTCGACTGGATTAATTGTTATGTGTGGTCTAGCACTTGATTCAACAAACCACTCGTTTATTCCTAAAGATGAAGGAAACCTAAGAATGAACCTATTTTGTCTTTTGGGTTCATAAGGTATGGGCATTTTCATTAGTAAATCAGCCATAATGTATTATTTTTTTTGTTATTTTTTTATTTTTTTTTCATATATAAATATCAATAAAATTTTTTTCTATTTACTTTAATTTTTTTATTTCTACTTATACATATATAAATATCTAGTTATTCTAGTTTTTTTATTCCTCCCGTTGTTGAATATATTTTTAACATATCTTCAGCATCTGGTTTATTTTTAAAGTGTGATTTTATTTTAGATATATTTTTTGGGTCATCGTCAGAAAACCCAACTTGTGGAAGAACAAAGTTATTTGATATAAGATTTTTTAAAAAAGCTTTTTTTTGTATAAAACTCGACACATCTTTTACAATATCTATAAATTCTTTTAATGCCTTTATTTTTTCTTGTTCTGGGTTTGATTCTGAACCAACTCCATAACTAACAGGATAAAATTTACACATATTTAGGTATTCTTTTATCATTTCTTCTTCAGATATTTCTTCCATATCAGATATGTCTCTATATTTTTTTAAATTTTTGATTAACTCTTTTGAGTTTATTCCATTGTGATTTGATTTTATAAAATTATAAACGGTTTTTTTTATAACCGAAGGTGTGTGACCTCTTGCAGTAATAATTGAAAATATTGACCCCCCATTTATTGCTTCAACAAAATCATTCCAAGCAGGTCCAGGTTCTGCAATCATAGAATCTTTCATAAATTGTTTATCACCTGTTACTCTAAAATATTTAAAAGCGTCATTATCATAACCAACAATATTATGACCATTATATTTAAATGGTTTAACCCCTATTTTAGATCTGTATTCTGCAAAATCTTCTGTAGACATTTCAACCTCTTTTTCATTATCATCCTTAAGAATTATTTTTGTTGGCATTTTTAAAATATTATCATCCCAATCAAACGCATAATACTTCATATCTGGACTTCCTAAATCTGTAATTCCTTCTTTAATTTTCACATTAATAAATATTATTAAAATTAATTTAGTTTTTTAATTTTTAATATATATTTATGTGTAGATAACTGTTTGTTAGTCTAACAAAAATAATTTTATGGAAATTGAACTTAATTGCCAAAATTGTTGCGAAAAATTTAAGGCACCATATAAACAAAGAAACAAAAAATTTTGTGGTAGAAAATGTTATTTTGATTTTGCAAGAAAAAATGATCTACTTGGTAGAGAAAAAGATAATACAGTAAGAGAAAAAAGATACTGTGTTCAATGTGGAAATGAATTTGTGGAAAGAAAAAAACACGAAAAAAAACTATGTTCAAAAGAATGTCGAGAGATATGGCAAAACAAAAAAGAAAATAAAGAATATAGAATTAAAAAAACTAAAGAGTCTTTATTAGAAAAATATGGTGTTGACAGTTTGTACAAATTAGACGAATTTAAAGTTAAAAACAAACAAAGTTTTTTGTCTAAATATGGTGTTGAACATCCAATGTATGTGCCTGATTTTATAAATAAATTAAAAAATACTGTAAGAAACAGACATCTGAAAAATTTGATTCCAAAATTGGAAAAGAATAATATAAAGTTATTGGACGATTATTCTATCAATAAGAGTGGGAATACTTCTTTATCATATTCATTTCAATGTTTAGATTGTAATAGTATTTTTACCAGTACATTATTAGGTTCAGGTAAAATACCTATTTGTAGAAAATGTTTTCCTATTGTTAAAAACCCCAAATTAGAATTAATTATTAAAGATTTTTTGGATGATAATGGTATAAAACATATTGACAATAAAAGAAACTTAACTAACTGTGGTGAGATAGATATATTTATACCTGATTTTAATTTAGGTATTGAGGTAAACGGAAATTATTTTCACAGTGAAATAATGGGTGAAAAAAACAAAAATTATCATTTAAATAAAACAATAGAGTCTGAAAAACAAGGTATAAAATTAATACAGATTTTTGAAGATGAATTAATCCTAAAAAAAGAGATAACACTATCAAGATTATCAAATCTATTGAATTTAAATGATAGAATATACGCTCGTTTGTGTGAAATAAAAGAAATTGATAAAAAAACTTCTTCCGAATTTTTGGAAAAAAATCATATACAAGGTATGTCGATTGATAAATATAGATTCGGTTTGTTCTACAAAAATGAATTGGTTAGTTTAATTACATTTGGAAATAAAAGGAAATTTATTAGTAAAAAAGAAAACTTGAATAGTGAGTATGAATTAATAAGATTTTGTAATAAAATAAACACAAACGTAATTGGGGGTTTCTCTAAATTACTTAATCATTTTATAAAATCACAAAATCCAACAAAAATAATTACATATTCTGATATTAGATGGTCTGGTATTAACCCCGAAAAAATGGTGTATTCAAAAATAGGTTTTAATAAGATTGATATAACACCACCTAATTATTGGTATGTTGATAAGAAAAAGTTTATTAATAGATATCATAGATACACATTCAGAAAAAATGTTTTGGTTAAAGAGGGTTACTCAAAAGAAAAAACTGAATGGGAAATAATGCAAGAAAAAAACTATGATAGGATTTGGGATTGCGGTTCAATAAAATTTGAAATGGTTCTATAATGAAAAACCCCTCCATTATAGAAGGGGTTTTTAATCATATTTAATTTTTAATTAAATGTTTTCAAATGAAGCACCTGTTGGTGTGATATAGAATGTTATATCGATAAATTCTAAACTCTTAGTAGGTTTAATATATATCTTACCCGTTAATTGGTTTCTATCCAAATCAGCCGGATCTGAAGATACAGTTACACGGAAATCGTATAAACCTCTATCTCTTCTAATTGCGTCTAATATAGGGTTAACAGTGTCTAAGAATTGTTGTCTAACAACCGCATCATTTTGTTCAAACAATAATCTTATTGAAACTGCGGAT